AATAAAGCGCCTGACGCAAGTCTGCGTCAGGCGTTTGCTGCGGCTTTATAAAAAGCGCCGCTGCGAACATGTAGTCCGCAGCGGTTCGTGGAGCGGGATACGGGAATCGAACCCGCTGAAAAGCACAGTAAAACCATTGAAAACACTACATTTTCTACTTTGAGTTAGCATTTTCGTTAGCATTTTGTGCGAAAAATCCGGCCATAGCGTTTTCCGCCTTGACCCGGTCAGCGTTTGCGATGTGCGTATAAATGCGTATCATAGTCTGGTTGTCTGCCCATCCGCCGAGCTGCATCATCTCCAGCTCCGGCACGCCGAGGTGATACCCCAGCGATGCGAAGCTGTGCCGAAGCCCGTGCGTGCCGACCTGCGGCAGCCCATTGCGCGCGCACACGCGGTTGATCTGGTGGTAAATCGTGTTTGGGTTACAGCGCACGACCGGCCCGGACTTGTCCTCGACGGCCTCCAGCGCGGTGAGCAGTTCCGGTATCATGATAGGGATCGTGCGTGTGGAAGACCGGTTTTTGTTGGACGCCTTTTGCTGCGGCCGCTGAGCCTCGCCGATGACGACCGCACCGGATACGCGGATCGTCTTTGCGGTCAGGTCTATGTCCGACCAGTTAACCGCCATGATCTCCGATCGGCGGAGGCCGTGCAGCGCCAGCAGCGCTGGAATGGCAAACGGCTCGTTTGCAACGTCTGCCACAAAGATTCTGATTTGCTCCGGGTCGAGCCATTGGCGTTCGTTCGGCGGCACTTGCGGAAGCGTTACCTTGGGCACGTCGTACCCGCCGAATTTCAGCGCGGCCGCCACCATCATCCACGCATTTTTCAGCGTCTTGGGCTTCACGCTTTTCGCCTCGGCGCTTACAATCGCCTGCCAGTTCGCGATCTCGCGGACTGGCTTTTTCATTTGCGCGGTAAACCGGTTTCGCGACATGGATTTGTATTCCCGGATTGTTGACGGCGACAGCACGCCACGCTTTGCGTCGATGTATGCCGTCAAACACTGCTCCAGCGTTTGTGCGCTCTTGCAGGGGAGGCGCTTCCCATTGCGATAGTCCGCCTTGATCTTTTCCGCCTGCCGGATGCACTCCGTCCGCGTTGCCGCCGACACCGGCACGCTCTCTCCGCCGAGGCGCATCTGGATAAACCACGTCCCGCTTTTTAACTTTCGCGGCTCTGGCACTTTCATCGCGTGTTATCACCGCCTATCAGCGCGTCCGGCACCGGGTGCCATTCTCGATATGCGGCAAACATCTCGGAATAGTCCTGTGGCTCAATTTCTGTAAAAACAGGATGATTCTTTTCCGCGTAGTATTCCCGGGCCGTCGCACAATAGTGCTCTAAATCGCTGTCCGCAAGGTCAAGCAATTCCTGCGCCCGGTCAACCGTTGCCTCGGCGGCGGCAAACCGCTCCCGCTCCCGCTGCAGCTGCATTGTTTGCAGGGCTAGCAGCGCGGCCAGAACAATGCACACGGCTGCCAGCAAAACAATTACCGCCTTCCTTGGCACCCGCTTGCGCTGTATTTCCGGCGTGGCATTCTGATAATTCACAACGCTTCCCCCTTTTTGCATATTGTTTTCCGCCTGTGACACAATACCGCAAGCGGCTTGCACCATCAAGATAGCACAGCTTTCCGCTTTCTGCAACAAAATCCCCGAAAACGGAAATTTTCCGGCCGGAATACCGGCCAAAAACGACACGCAGCCGCAAAAATGTGGTAAGGTAGTGCCAATATGCGGAACAACGTACGTTACTATAGATTATACAAGGGCGTAAGTCAGCGCTGGCTTGCGCAGAAAGTGGGGTGCAGCCATAGCACACTAGGGGCAATCGAACGCGGAGAAAGCGCGCCCAACGTATACCTTGCGATGCGGATCGCGCGGGCACTGGACGCGACAGTAGAAGAACTATGGAGGGAGAACCATGACAGATGAGCAATGGACGGCGTACTTACGGCGCGAAATCGAGCAGCTTCTGGATGAAGCAAGCGAACAAAAGCTGCGGCTGACGCTGGCACTGCTGCGCGCAGCGTAAAGAAAAACAGAATAGCAAAGAAAGAGGAGCAGGAACTCAATCCTGCTCCTCTTTCTTGTTTTCCGCGGTGATTTGCCGGGCAAAGTCCTCGATGTCGGCCCAACGCTCTTCCGGGAGACGGGCCAGCGCCAGAAGGAAACGGCGCTTAAAGTCGTCGCCTTCACCAATGGTCGCTCGGCCGACGAAGTCCATGATCTCTTCGTCGCGCGTGGTCGCCGTAAACATCTTGCCATCACCGGTACGAAGCCAATGTTCATCGACGTGGAACTCGCGGCAGATGGAGACGATAGAGGAATCGGGCGGGTCATTTCTTCCGGATTCCCATTGCGCGACCGTATTTCCCTTCACGCCAATTTCGGCGCCGAACTTCTCCTGCGTCATATCAAGCTCCCTGCGCAGCTTCTTGATACGGGTGTTCATTGTTTCACCGCCTTTCTGCAATGCAAATTATAATCCGCGATCTTCTCAATGTCAACAGAACACTTTCACAGAAACAAAAAAATTCGCAAAAACACCAAAAAACATTGACAAACTTGTTTTTGAGAAGTATAATACTCACAGAAACAAGCTCACACGCGGATGCAACACATAGATGTGCAAAGGAGGTGAACACTATGGAGATCATCAAAATTGCGCCGGAAACGCTGGAAGCGCTGCAAAATGCGCCGTGCGCGCAGCCGCCGCACCCGCTGCCGATGGCAGAGGTGGGCGAGGCAGTAAAGGACGCGACAGAAGTCTGGGGCTATCTTTCCGCGGCAAATGCCCCGAAGGAGACGCGGCGCGCGTTCGAGCGCGTGTGCGAGCGTGCTGGAGTACCGTACATCATCGATAAAGCGGGTCGTTGAGCCGTTCCTCCGTTTCCGCAATCAACTGTTTCAGCGCCGTGACGGCGCAGCGGTGGCAGACGTCGGAACCGTCTGCATCGTCGCAGTAGTTCGGCATCGGCGTGCCGTCCTCGCTGACATTGAAGAAAAACATATGCTTTCTGCCGAGATCCCGCGGGCAGGAAACACGCGTGTATGGCTGGTTCATTTGCTCACCTCCTTCACGCGATTTTCACCACAACATTACCACAAAATGACGAATCCCGCAACGGAAAGGAAGTGATCCCATGCTGACGAAGAACGAGCAGAAAACCATCAAGCGGCTGGCGGCCGTGATGCAGAACATGGACGACATGCAGAAAGCGCAGCTGTGCGCCTTTGCGGAGGGCCTGGCGATGGCGCTAGAGCGCAAAGGCGCGTGAGGCGGCTTTATTTGCCGTCTCCGCCCTTCTTGCCCTTGCCGGAATGCCCGTCTGCTCGCCCATGGAACCAGAATGGAACCAATCTGGAACCAGAATGGAACCGCAGTATAGAGTAGAAGAGGTTTAGTAAAGGTTTAGGAAAGGCAAGAAGAGGTTTAGTAAAGGCTAGGGGGTTGCGCGCGGGCGCGAGCGCCGCGGCGCACATCCCAGAAACGAATTTTCGACAAAGGAGAATCGCTATGCCGAAATTGAGAAAACGCACCAGCCGCTACGATCAACTGCAGGCGCTGCTTTATGGGCAGCTCCGAATGCACGGCACGAAGCCGGAGGATCTGCTCGGCTGCTGCCGCGAGACGGCGACGAAGCGCCTACGGGACATCGACCGTATGCCGGTCGGCGACCTGCTCGCGCTCGGGCGAGGGCTTGACATTCCGATTGCCGACCTCCGCGCGGCAATCAGGTATCAGTAAACAACGAGAAAGGGGAAACAACATGGAAGATAAGATCATTGCCTACAAGGGCATGGACAGCAAAATGCAGTGCCGCGGGATGCAGTATGCAGTCGGCAAGGAATTTTCCGTTGACGGTGACATCGAATGCTGTGGCAACGGGCTGCACGCATGCGAACGTCCGCTGGAGGTGTTCAGCTACTATGCGCCGGGGACAGGCGCGCGCTACTTCCGCGTCACGCAAAGCGGCGACCTTGCGCGCGATGACGGCGACAGCAAAGTCGCGTCCCGCAAGATGCGCGTGGATGCAGAGATCGGCATCCCCGGTCTTGTCAAAGCGCACATCGAGTACGTCAAAGCGCACACAACGACGGAGCACACCGACCCGAAACGTGCTACCGCCGGAAACTATGGCGCAGCTACCGCCGGATACCGTGGCGCAGCTACCGCCGGAGACAGTGGCGCAGCTACCGCCGGAGACAGTGGCGCAGCTACCGCCGGAGACCGTGGCGCATCTACATCGCGCGGCGCATCGGCCGTCGGGGAAAATGGCATTGCGTGCGCGCGCGGCAATAATGTGCGCGCAAAAGGCGGCCTGGGCGCTGTGCTGGTGCTCATTGAAGAACACTTAAGCAACTATGAAATCGCGCACTGGAAAGCCGTCGAAGTCGATGGCAAAACGGTAAAGGCAAATACATGGTATCGGCTGAAAAATGGCGAGCTTATGGAAGCAGGTGACGACGAATGAAGGTATTCGGCGACCCGCGCGCGCGGGCAAAGGTGCGCCGCTACATCGTCTGGGGCATCGAGGACGGCATCGTCTGTGCGAGCTTCCTCGGCGGCATCGCGCTGGCCGGGTGGCTGCTCCATGTGATCTTTGCGGCGCTGGGGGTGGCGTGATGACAGAAGAACAGCGCCGTGTGCATAACGCATACAATCGGGCGTACTACGCACAACACCGCGACCGCATCCTACAAAACAAGCGCGATAACCGCGAAGCGCGAAACGCATATATGCGCAAATACCGCGCGGCGAACTACGAAAAGCTGTCTGCATACTACAGCGACAGACGGCGCAGAAAATCGCGTGACACCGCTTTCGGCGCGTTTTTGCGGGAAAACGGTATCACGCAGACAGCAGCGGCAAAAATGCTTGGCGTGTCTGTATCAACGGCTAACTGCTGGGCGAACGGAATCACAACCGCAAACGAAGATAAGATCCGCGCGGTGTGGCCGGAGTATGGGGGCGCGGAATGATGCAACACCTCGGCGACATCACAAAACTCGACGGTGCGACCATCAAGCCGGTGTGGTGCGTGACGGGCGGAAGCCCGTGTCAGGACCTGAGCATCGCTGGCAAGCGTGCCGGTCTCGCAGGCGCGCGAAGCGGCCTGTTTATGGAGCAGATCAGAGTGATAAAGGAGATGAGGGAGCATGACAAACAGCTTGGCTGGGCAGGAGAGCTTATTCGCCCAAGATACATGGTCTGGGAAAATGTCCCGGGAGCGCTCAGCAGCAACAAAGGCAGAGACTTCGCGGCCGTGCTCGAGGAAACGATCCGCATCGTCGAGCCGGAAGCCCCCGGTATTGAAGTGCCTGCAAAAGGCTGGCCTACCTGGGGCGGATATCGGGACGTGGACGGACGATGGAGCGTGGCTTGGCGAGTACACGACGCGCAATACTGGGGAGTACCCCAGCGGCGTCGTAGAATCGCGCTTGTCGCAGATTTTGGAGGCGACACCGCACACGAAATACTATTTGAGCGCACGGGCGTGTCAGGGAATCTTGAACCGCGCGGCGAGGCGGGGGAAAGACCTGCCGGAAATGCTGAAAGCGGTGTTAACCCAGCAGTCGCAAGAAGTCTCACCGCAAGAGCGGACGGAAGCCCCTGCATCGACAGAGGCCCCAACATCGTATGCAGTCCGTATCCGGGAGGGTGTATGACACCTTGGGACGCACAGAGCCAGCGTGTGTACGACGGAAACGGCGTTTCGCCGACACTGAGTTCCCGCGAAAACAGCGGTTTGAACCGCCAAGCTGTGCTGTGCGCCGCCTTTAAGCTGGGCAACAGTGAACAGGCGCGGAGCATCGGCTATCAGGAGGAGCTGTCCCCTACGCTGAATGCCGAGTGCGGCGGGAATAAGCCCGCTGTGGTTGCACCTGCGGTGGCGCTAGACATGACGCACGCCTGCGACGTGATCCGCGAATGCGGAGAGACCGCGCCGAGCCTGCAAGCGCGGATGAGAACAGGCGGGAATCAAGTGCCGCTGACATATCAGATGCAAGGCTTTGGCGATTACCGCCAGGCTGACGTTGCCAGCGCGTGCAAACAGCGGGACTACAAGGACAGCACGGATCTGGTTGTCGGCTTAGACGGCGAATGCAATTCCTACACCGAGCAATATGGAACGCTGCGCGCGCACACATCTGGGGGCGCGGAAGAAATGGTTATGTCTCGCTGTGTTGTGCGCCGCCTGACGCCGCTGGAATGCGAGCGGCTGCAGGGATTTCCAGACGGCTGGACGGACATCGGCGACTACACCGACAGCACCGGAAAGCAGCGTAAGACCTCCGACAGCGCACGGTACAAGGCGCTCGGCAACAGCATCGCGCTGCCGTTCTGGCGCTGGATGTTCGGCCGTATGGCGGCCTATCTGCCGGAGGGCGCGACGCTCGGCAGCCTGTTCGACGGCATCGGCGGATTTCCGCTGTGCTGGGAAGACGTACACGGTGCCGGGACGGCAATCTGGGCAAGCGAAATTGAGGAGTTTCCGATTGCGGTGACAAAAAAGAGATTTGGTGGTGAAAACATGATCCATTACACACTGAACGTAGAACCGCCGGTTGAGCCACCGGCCTACACCTGCCCGCGCTGCCCGGTGTGCGGCGAGGAGGTGGACAGCTACTACAAGGACAAGTGGGGAAACGTCGTCGGCTGCCCGGAATGCGTGCAGGAGGTAGACGCATGGACATTGTAAGTGACACCTATATTCGCGGCGGCATCCCGCAAAGCCGCTATTGCCGCAGTTGTGCACACTATCAGGTGCTTTCCGGCTGCAGCAGCGGCAGCAACTGTGGAGGCAGCGCGCGCGTCTGCCTGTACATACTCGATACCGGCCACCGCCGGGGATGCTTGCCCGGCCCTGGATGCAATAAGCGCATTACATTCGCGCAGTGGCGCGAGAGCAAGCGCGGCCGCGCCGTTCTGCGGCAGAAGCACAGCCAGAGCCGCCCAAGAAAACGGAGGGCAGCACCATGACGACTGGCCGCGCAACCCTGCGCTATATCCTCGCCCGGGCACGCATCTACTTTTCGGACGAGCACATTGCCTGCGATTACTGCCCGTGTCTGGAAACATACAGCCGCAAGCAGTGCCGCCTTACCGGCGAGTATCTGCTCGACACACGCACCATCGGGTACAACTGCCCGCTGGAGTTTGAGCCGGAAGGAGGCGAAACACCATGAACAAATTCCGTTGCCTGCGCGCGGACGAGATCGAGTGCCGCGTGCAGCAGGTCAAGGATAACGGCCTTGCCCTCCTGCTCTACAAAGACGCGCGCTGCGACATGACCATTCTGGACGAGACGGTCGGCGCAATGAACTGGCAGCGTGAGCACCGGCGCGATAACGCCAACTGCGTTGTCTCCATCTGGGACAGCGAAAAAGGGCAGTGGATCAGCAAGGAGGACACCGGCACGGAATCCAATACGGAGGCGGAAAAGGGCCTTGCGTCCGACAGCTTCAAGCGCGCGTGCGTTAACTGGGGTATCGGCCGCGAGCTGTACACTGCACCGTTTATCTGGATACCGGCAGGGAACTACACTGCCACCGGCCGCAAGTGCTATGACAAATTCGCGGTCGAGAAGATCGAGTACACGAAGAATGCGGACGGCTCCGACCGTCACGAAATCCTGAACCTATCCATCCGAAACGCAACCATGAACAAGCGCGTGTTTGTCCACATCGGCAGCACCGCAAAGAAAGGAAGTAAATAACCATGATTATTCGCACAAGAACCGGCGATTGCATTGTATCTGGCAAGCTCTCCCGTGACGCAGAGTTTTCCAACGTCGGCTCGAAAAACACGCCTCTGACGAAGTTTAGCATTCCCGCCCGTGACACCGTGCAGCCTGACGGCAGCAAGCAGACAGAATGGATCAACTGCGAGGTCTGGTATGAGGCCGCCATGAATGCCGCGCAGCTCAAAAAGGGCGATGCCGTCATCGTCTGCGGGCAGCTCTCCACGCGCAGCTATACCACCCGCGACGGGGAGGAGCGCAGCGAGGAGCGCCTGCGTGCAGACGCTTTTGTCAAAGCGTCCGTCCCGGTCTCTTCTGCCAGCGTAGATCAGCTTGCCGCCGCCTATCCCGGCGTCGTGCGCGGCGTCGGAGTTGTCGCGGACGACTTTGCGAATGAGCCAAAGCTTGAGGAACTGCCGGACGACGAATCCGACCTGCCGTTCTAACCGGGGCGCGCCATGGCAGAAAAGCGAATGTTCGCGCGCTCGCTCATCGACAGTGATGCGTTTCTGGAGATGCCGCTCTCCGCGCAGGCGCTGTATTTCCACCTCAACATGCGCGCGGATGATGACGGGTTCATCAACAACCCGAAGCGCATCACGGACTATGTCGGCGCGGCGGCTGACGATCTGAAGCTGCTCCTTGCAAAGCGCTTTATCATCGTCTTTGATTCCGGCGTCATTGTCATCCGGCACTGGCGCATGCACAACACGCTCAAAAGTGACCGATACCATCCGACGAACTATCAGGAAGAGTTTGCAACGCTCTGTCTGGAGGAAAACAAGGCATACTCCGAGCGCCCGCAGACGCCACCTGCCGCAGAACCGGCCAGAGTGGAAAAGCCAGCCGCGCGGCCGGCGCAAAAAGCCGCCGCAAAACCTCCGGAAAAGAAACCCTATGGAGAAATGCACAACGTCATGCTCGCGGATGACGAGCTGGCGAAGCTCCGGCGGGATTACCCGAACGACTACAAAACATATGTCGAGCGCCTGTCCCTGTACATCACCAGCAAAGGTGCGCGGTACAAATCCCACTACGCCGTCATCCGGCAGTGGCTTGTGAAAGACGGTGTGAAGGCAGAGAGCGAGAAGCGCGCGCCGGTCTCCGGTAAGGACGACCTGGATAAAGTGGAGCGAATGCTCGCTGCTATGAAGGGGGGTACCGCGAATGCCGACCATGCTGGCCCTTGACCCCGGCAACCGGGAGACCGGCTGGTGCATCGTCGATACGATCACCCGCGCACCGGTGCAGGGGGGGAAGGACGAGAACACGCTCGTCTCCGGCATTGTGTCCGGCGGCGCGTTCAACGCTGCCGCGATCGAGATCATCGAATCTTACGGCATGGCGGTCGGGCGTGACGTGTTCGAGACCTGCGAATGGATCGGACGCTTCAAGCAGCTGCTCGACGACCGCGGCGTACCGTACCACATCGTCACGCGCAAAGAGGAAAAGCTCAATATCTGCGGCAGCCCCCGCGCGAACGATACCACCATCCGCCACGCGCTCATTGACCGCTTCGCGTCGCACGACTTCCGCAGCGGTAAGGGTACGAAAGCAAATCCGGACTTTTTCTACGGCTTCCGCGCCGATCAGTGGAGCGCGTATGCCGTTGCAACGACCGCCCTCGACCGGGCGGAAAAGGAGGATGACAATGCACGATAAGACAGAGCTGCTTTGCGTCAAGGGAAGTTGGCGCGAGGTAGTAGACGACTGCCGCGCGACCGTAGGCAAGGGGAGCCTTGACCGCGAGCCGAGCGAGCGATTCAAGCGCGATATCCTTATCGCCGAGCACAGTCCGATCCGCGACCTCCGCGTGCGCTGGCGCTGGCGCGACATCCCGAGTTGGGTTGCCACGCACTGGTCACGGCACAAATGGGAGTGCTTCATCCGCACGCAGCGCTCTGACCGTACCGGCGTGCCGCGCAGCACGCTGCCGCAGGGAACCCCCGTGACCTTTGTGGGCGAGGCCAATGCGCAGAATCTGATCGACACATGGCGCAAGCGCCTGTGCTATCAGGCGTCACCGGAGACCCGGCAGTACGCGGAGGACTTCAAGGTGGCATTGCACGAGACAGAACCGGAGTTGAGCGACGTGTTGGTGCCGAACTGTGTGTATCGCGGTGGCTGCCCGGAGATAGAGCCCTGCGGATTCTGGGAGCACTTTTACCCGGCCGAAAGCACGATCCAAGACCGATACGACCAGTACAACGCGCTGTTTTATGAGCGCAGAAGGGGACGAGACGGATGAACAGAATTTGCGAGCAAGTGCGTGACCTGCTGGCGCACGATCGTGGCAATCTGAATTTCTCACCGTCAGCGCACTACGCGGTGCAGAAGCTGATCGACTACGCCGAGCAGGAGCACGAGCAGCGCGAGAAATCGGAAACCATGCTCTGCGGCGAACGGCGCAAGGCGCTGGCGTTTTCCGCCGAAATGGCGCGGCAGGAACGCACGATCGACGACCTGCGCCAGCAGTTATCGTTTATACAGCAGGCGCTGAATGAATTGCAAAACGTAGGGGTGTGATGATGGACGCGCTGAAATTTATCGAAGAACGCAACCGGATGTGTGACCGGTATTGGCAGGTAGACGGCGATTGTGATGGTTGCCCGCTTATTGATGCGAGAGAATGCAATGAGCTGCGTAACATGGTTGATGGTGCCGGTAAAGCCGTTGGTAAGACCGTGGAAATCGTCGAGAAGTGGTCGAAGGAGCACCCGCGCAAGACGCGGCAGAGCGTGTTTCTGGAGCAGTGGCCAGAGGCAGAGATTGCAGATGGTGTGTTACAACTAGACCCCTGCACGATTTCCGCGCCGCACAGGAACGCACAAGGCAACTGCGGAACCACACGGCGCCAATGCTCTGACTGCCGCCGCGAGTTCTGGATGCAGGAGGTGGAGTGATGGAGAGGCTGACGTTTGATGGCAATTTTTGCGACATCTCGCAGTGCCGGGAGCTGCCGTGCCCGCACGGTGGCAACTGCACACAGCGGAAAGTGTGGGAACGGCTGAAAGCCTACGAGGGCACGGGGCTGACACCCAAACTTGTGCAAGAAACCGCAGAATTTGCAATATGGATATACGAGAATGGCCTTGAAAAGATTAAAGAATGGATTAAGGCCGACAAGGACGGCCGGCTGGTGGTGCTGCCGTGCAAGGTGGGCGACGGGCTTTGGACATTCTGTAGTTATCCGGTCGAGCAAGTTTATAGTTTTACTGTGACAGATATAAGCACACTTAATGGGAGAACTATGCTGAACACATCGCGTTGCGGCGTTATAGATGCGCGTGATGTCGGCAAAACCGTATTCCTGACCCGCGAGGAAGCAGAAAAGGCTTCGGAGGATGGAAAAGAGGTATGACTGTGGCTAAAACTAATAATCCCATATACCGCGATAGGAAATGGAAGCTGAACGGCAGCTACGGCTGGTGGCGTATACCGTACTGCCCGTATTGCAAACGGAAGTTGGGGCTGATGGCAAAAGAACAGCGGCCTGAAAAATGCACAATGTGCAACAGGCCATTAGATTGGGGGAAAAATGAAAATGGCTGACTATCATGTTGGCTGTGGCGCGTTTGGCATCTATGCTGGGACGTTAAATAGTCGCAACAAAAATATGTGGCAAAGCAAAACTGAGTGTACGGACGAAGCAATTTGTGCCGTCCGCGACTATCTTGTGCAGGAACTTCTTGGTGGTCTGGATTGCAAGAAAGCGACGTCAAATGGCTATGAGTGGACACTTAAAGATGGGCGGATCGTTGAACTGAGAGTGACGATTAAGGATGGCGAGAAAAGTGATGGCTGAATACATCGAGCGGGATGCCTTGGTTAGGCAAATTAGCTGCAATATGGCTGAGTACGTCGGAGCACCAGATGATGTGCTGAAACACGACGAGCAATGTAATTACGCAATCTCGTGTGTTGAGAGCGCTCCTGCCGCCGACGTTGCGCCGGTGGTGCATAGCTACTGGGAACACAAAATTACGAGCTACGGAGAAATTGTTGGCATTTGCCATAATTGCAAATATCCTGTTAGCTGGTTTTGGGAATTAACAAAATTCTGCCCCAACTGCGGCGCGAGGATGGATGGAGACAGCGATGCGCTTGATTGACGCGGACAAATTCATTCTGGCACTTATGGATGCGGCTCTATCTTCCGTTGACGAAGACACAATCCTTGATTTGGTTGATAGCGTCCCAACCGTGGATGCGGTGCCTGTGGTGCATGAGCGCTTTGTGCATGACGGGCAGAGGTTTGCTGGCGGCGTGGACTGGTGGCACTGTAGCAACTGCGGCAGACTGGCATCTGGAGTCGAGACGCGCTTTGACTACTGCCCGTGGTGCGGCGCTAGGATGGACGGTGATAGTGATGCGGCTGATTGATGCAGATAATGTAAGAAATTTGTTTGACGCAGAATTTAAGGAGACACGGAAGTTAATTTTGGCAGGGGAAACGCATTTGGATAATTTGGCAGAAGGTTTCGCAGAAGCTGACCGAGTGATATGGCAAATGCCCACCGTGGACGCGGTACCGGTGGTGCGGTGCAAAGACTGTGCCAGCACCAGAAAGAAGGATGATTACGAAAGCATCTATCTTGGCGACGAGGTCTTAATCTGCACGAACGGCAAATATGGGTGGCAGCCTGTTTGGCCTAATCATTTTTGCGGCTACGGCTGTCCAAAGGACGGTGACGACGATGCCGAAGCGGATTAACCCGCGCCGGAGACCGGCGACGATGGCGGACGTGCAACGCGCAAAGGAAACGGCGACGGCGGATGCCTGCCGCGTGACGCTGGCGATCTTTTTCACGGCGCTGCTGGACAAAGAGGGCATGTGCGCGGAGCAGCTCCAGCGCATCTGGCGCGAGGTCGAGGCGTTGTCTGAGAGCGTGCGCGACGGGTATGTATCAGCACCGGACCTGATCCGCGTGCTGCGAGACGAGTACGAGATCGACATCATAGGAGGGTGAAGCCATGCGTAGAAAACCGCTCGCGCCGCTTACGCCGGAACAGCAGCAGCTCGCGGCGGATAATGAGCAATTGATCTGGTTTTTCCTGAAGAAATACGCATCCAGAAGCGACCCGCAGGAATTGTACGGCGTTGCCGCCGAAGGCCTGATCCGCGCCGCGGCTACATACGATCCGGCACGAGGGAAATTCTCCACGCACGCAATGTACCACATGCGCAGCGCGGTCGGCTTCGATCAGCTCTGCGCGAAACGAAAGAAGCGTTCAGGGAAACTGGTACTGCACATGGATGACGTTGACGCGGTTGACCCGAACAAAGAATGTAACGCGAAAATGTGCGGTGTCGTGCCGCTGCGAGACAGGCCGTGCCTGTCTCTGGACGAAACCGGTGCGGATGTAGAACGCTTCCTGCGGTCACTTCCTGCGCGCGATCGTGAACTCGTTCGTATGCGCATTGGCGGCGACACGCTCAAAGAAATTGGAGACACATTTGGAATCACGATTCAGGCAGCCAGCGCGCACATGAAGCGCATAGCAAATAAGTGGGAAGCATTTGAACTCTATGGAACGCAAGAAAGGAAAAGATAACAATGGAAGAACTCGCAATGTTGGAATACGCGCGCGACGGCGCGAGCAACGCAATCCGCCTCAGAATCCTGACGGATGCGATCTTCAACGCCGCCCGGCTGAACTACAGCGGCAAAAAGCTCGCCTTTGACGACGACGAGCTTTGCACCGTGCTTCGGGCAATGTTCCCGGATGACTACGACCGCGTGCTTGCGAATCTGAAAGCGCTCAAGCTCAAGGCGGGCGCTGCAAAGGACGGTGATGCGTTTTGACCCGTGCCGAAATTCTGAAAGCCGCAGAGCGATGCGTCTGCACCGACCGAAATCAGCAGTACGGTGAGCCGGAGGACAATTTCCGCACGATCTCCATGCTTTGGAGCGTTTACCTCTGCGCGCGCGGCATGGAGCAACCGCTCGGTGCAGCCGACGTCGGCGCAATGATGGCGCTGTTCAAGCTCGGACGCATCGCAACCGGAGGAGATAAAGCGGATAACTTCATTGACCTCGCCGGGTATGCCGCCTGCGCAGGGGAAATCTCAACGGAGAGCGAGTGCGTCTCGAAAGACGTAAAAGTTAGCGTGGGGAACAAAGACGGAGCAGAACGCGAAAAAATGGCAGTTCCGGCGAATAGGATTGTCCGCATGACGCGCAGCGCTGACGGAGCATACCTTGTCAAAACCGGCTGCGCTATCTGGGAAGCGCCGGACTTGCGCGCAGCGCTCGACATGATCCAGCAGTACGAAAGCGAAAGCACATAAAGCAAAGCAGCGCACGAAACCGTGCGCTGCTTCTTTCTTTATCCGAACAATTTCCAGAGCTGGTTGAACTGCGCGGCCGTGTAGCCGTTTTGCAAAGCCCACGCCTGCAAGTCAGCTTTCTTGTATTTGTTCTTTCCGTCCTCCGTCTTTGCGGTCTTTGCCTGATAAAAGTCCGCGATCTGCTGCAGCGAGTAACCGCCATCGTAGGCGGTCTCCACCTTTGCCTGCGTGTTTTCCGTAAGCTTCTGTGCCATGACATTGAGCGCGAGCTGGTCACTGCCGCCGCGTTTGCCAACGACCGTCTTGATGATTGCCTGCATCACATCGCCGTTGCGGTCTCGCGCATTGTCCGGCAGTGTGTCTTTCGCGGTGCCGAGCTTGGCGCGGTATACGGCGTTGTCTGCCACGCTGCCGCTGCTCTTCGTCGTCCACGCCGGGGTGTCGCCGCCGTCGAGCTTCGCCTTCTTCTTGCCGGCCGATGTTGCGACTTCCAACAGGTTTTGAATCGCGGCCGCTTTCTCCGCGTCGCTCGACTGCTTGTATACCGAACTCCGAATGACTTTCTGAATGTTGTCATAGGCCGTCTGGCCATATGCCATCTGGTACTGCCGCCTCTCGTCCTGATCCAGCGACACTTTTTCGCCGTCTCTGTTTCCACTGTTTGGCGCTTTCTTCTCCGGATATTTTATGTCGATGTTCTCGCCAAGCCGGTACAGCTCTTGGTTCACGGCGCTCGTCCGGTACTTCGTCACGCTGCCGGGATTCAGTGTCGCGTTCAGGAAGTTTTCTGCTGCCGTGCCGGTGTATTTCTTCTCCTGCCCCCAGTTGTCCAGCGCAGCCGGAAGCGTTTCCCGAAGCCCCGGAATCTTGCTCTTCATCGCGTTCAGACTGTTTTCCCACACGGTGTCGCCGTTGTAGGTGTCGCGCACCGTCCCGTCAACCCCCTGCGCCACGCCGGACACGACGTTTGGCACAAAGCTGGTTGCCTGAGACGCGCCATAGCGGAACGTCGCGTCCGCAAGCTTGCCGCCCGTGGTGTCCGCTTTGGAGTACTTGAGGCTGTTCTCGATCTCCTGAAACTGCGACATAGCGGGCAGATCCATCACGCTCTGAAAAGCAGATTCCAGATTGCCGCCCGCAACGTTTGCAAACGTCAGGCCCTCGTCCTTGTAGCAGTCTGCCAGCAGTGCGCCATAGGTCATCTGCGCGTTGATTGGGTCGAGGAAGCCGATAGATACCAGGTCGTCCCCGTCGCGCCACTCCGTGCTTTCTCCGGCAATCCACCGGTTGAGTGCACTAAGGTTAAGCTGCGTGCCGCTCACGCCCTCGGACTTTTCGAGCGCTTCCTTGTCCTTGTCGTCGTCTCCGGCGACGTTCATGATACCGGCCCCGGCAAGCACGGCAAAAAATGCGATGCCCATCGTGCCGTTGAACGCGCGGCCGAAATCCGTCACAGCCTTCGCCTGTTCGGATGCGGTCAGCGTTCCGGCCTTTGCCTTGTTTAAGACTTTGACGACCTCCGCACCGGCGTTAATAAACCCGGCAGGGGAGTATTGAATCGCTGCGCTCGCAATGTTGCCGGGCACGTTTGTGAACGGCAGGATGAGATCGCCCACTCCGAAGCTGCCGCCGCGCTTGTCCTTAATGCTAAATACGTTCAGCGCTCTCCGCACGGCGCTCGTCGCCTGCGCGAGCTTGCCTTCGTTCTGGAACGTGCGTTCTCTTGCGGTTTCCTCCGCGCGGCCGTCAAGCGCGCCTTTTGCCACCTTGCCCTTAGCTTCCAGCGCGTCAATTCCGCGCTGCGCTTCCGCCTGAATACCGCCTTTTTGCATCTGGTCAGTCGTGACCATGGCATAGTTGCTGTATTTCTCCCACGTGGAGAGAAACCGTTCCAGAAAGTTCCCGACCATCTTGAACGACCTGCTGCCGCCGGTTTCGTATTTGCCCTGTGCGTTGGAAACGCTTGCGTCAAGGCCGGTTTCAATGTACGACTTGAGCGCTGCCTCGCCCATGCCTTTTCGTTTCGCCTTGGAGAAATAGCTCTTATCCGCAGCTACGGAGCGTGTGCCGGTGTATTTCGACAGCAGCATGTCCAGCCCGACGCCGATGTTGTTTGACACGGCCTCTACCGGATCATACACCATATTGCCGGCGAGGTTTCTGCCAGGCGTCGCTGGTTTCGAGAGCATGGACAGATAACGATAGGCTTTGATCTGTTCGAGCGTGGACGGTTTCGCGTAGTCATACGCAATGCCGCGCACCTGGCTTGCGGCAACGTCACGCAGAAACGCTTCGCCACCCGGCAGTTTCTTTGCCTGCTCAAGCGCCTTTTCCATTGTCCTGCCCATCTTGTTCGACCACAGTCCGTTTGTGCGCCGCTCCGTGCTCATGTCTTTGATGAGGTCAACCACGCCGTCCACGTCGCCTTTTTCGATGCTGCGCAGCTTCTCCGCGTTCTGGCTCACGCTGTCGAGAATCTTCTTGCGCTGCTCGTCTGACATTTTGCGCGTGCGCTCGCTGTCGTTCAGCAGTTGGATCGCGTCCGCTTCCATTAGCGCCGGGTCAGACGCGAGCTGCCGCCGCTGCCGCAGCGCCTGACCGGCTTCCGTGCCGTGCGCGTCCCATTCTTTCATGAGCTTTGCCACTTCGGCGTAGGCATCTTTGCTGCCGCTCTCGCGCGCCTTGGCCACTTCTTTGACGATGATCTTGTGCGCAAGCACCGTGTCGGTATCGTCCCAGTCCTGCTTTTCACCGAACAGGTCTGCCTTTTCGCCCTCGTAGTCCGATTCAAAGCGCTCCTGTGCCTTCGCGTTTACCTCTTCGTCATGGTTGACTTTGTGCGTCCTGTCTTCCGGCCTCAGCCCTTCCATCGCACGCTCGTCGTCGGTGAGCACGCCGTCGGTCGAGCGCGTCTGTGTCCGCGCTTCGTCATAGCCAAACTCCGCGGATTTTGCGCCATGTCCTTCCGGCAGCGCGGCACGCTGCCCGGCATCCGTCTCTGCCTCTCGCTGCTGCACGTCTGCAAAATTGCCACTGTTTTGTGACTGTTCCTGCGCCGCTTTTGCGGCCTCTCGTGCGTCGCGCTCCGCACGCCAATCGTTATAGGCTTCTTCCTCCGTGATCTCTCCGAGCATGAGCGACAGGTCATTATCTCGATAATACTCCCACGAGTACGGGTCAGTGCCACCGGAAATCTGGCTTTTTGCTTCCATGTATGCCGCGTCAGGAGCAACATATTCGCCGTTCGGTTTTGTGTAGCCGTCTACGAGCAGGGAGTCCAGCACCTTTTCCACGCGCTTTGCGTCTGCATAGTTTTCCACGCCGTTGTCTTTGATGATCGCATCCAGTGCACGCAAAATCTCCGGCCGGGAAAGGCCGGTTTTGTCAATCACGTGCTGCACAACGCGCGAGTTGTTCGTGATCGTGCCTTTCCCGCGCTTATGTCGGTCGCTCTGCATTGAGCCATAAATCATAGGGGTAAGATCTTCTGCAACGCGCTCAAAGTGTTCGTGCAGCTCTGGGTGGTTGTACTGGAATGACTTGGTGCTCCGCTTGGCGATGTATTCGTCAGACCGGTTGTCGATATGATCTTCCGGCGTATATTCCTGCGGCTGACTGTTCGCGTCCCGCTCCGCGCTCTGCCATGCTTCCGTAGCACGTTCCTGCGCCGGGCTCTGCGCCGGTTCGCGCAGCCCTGCGGCTTCTTCCACCATGCGCAGCGTACTGTTCTCCTGCGGCTTCTCCTGCGCCGCCGGAACGTCCTGCGTGGTCTCGACAGGTGTGGCCTCTGCCTGCGCTTCTGCCGCGATCGTTTCCGCCTCTGCCGGTTTCGCGCTCGCTTCCGTGTTCATGCTTGCGTTTACGCTTGCGGCCGGTTCTCCGGCGCGCAGTGCGGCGTTTTTCTGCGCGTCAACGCCCTTGACGATACCGGCCGCCGTGCCGAACGTGGACAGCGCCGCGCCGATCATCGCGTCATACGCAGACTGCGCAAGCATTTCCTTCGCGCCTTCTGCCGTCGTGTAGCTCGACTTTGCCGCAGCGCCCTTGTCGTAGATCGCGCGGATCGCCGGGTTCAGGATGTCCGCCACGGCTTCCTCTGCGCCCTCGCCGACAGCGTTTGTCAGCGCGCGCACAACACTGCGCCCGGCATCCGTTTTCGCAAGCTTGCCGACGAGCTTTTCCGCCACATCGTCCGCAGCACCGCCGCCGAACAGCTTGCCAACGTCGAAGATTTTCTCCGTCAGCACGTCAACAGCAGCAGCCGCAGCGCCGTATGCCACCTGTTCGCCCTCGCTCGCGCCGTCAAGACGCGCCTCACGCGACCCGCTGCCATAGGAGCGCAGGCCCATGTTTGCAAGACCCGCGCCGGGGAGCAGCGCATTGAGCGCCATGTCCGCGCCGAGCTGCAGGCCACCGCTTGCAATGTCCACAAACGCGCCCGCGGCTTTGCTGCCGCCGAGGTTGTCTTTTGCCTTTTCGGATGCTTCTGCTGCCGCTTCCGCCGCTTTGTCCGCCTTGGCGTAGATGCTTTCCTGGTTGCGCTTCCGCGCAGCCTCAGCCTTGTCCTTGTCCTCCTGAGGCACGGCGTTGTCCGCGACGGTCACGCCCATGATCTGCGTTCCGCTGCGCTTGTTGAGAAATGTTCCGGCCGCGTTTTCGTAGGCGCTCTCCGCGCTCTTTACGGCGGATTTTGCGATGTTTCCGCCCGCTTCCGCCGTCTTGCTCTCCTGCATATTGCTCTTGCGGTAATCATCCGAGATTGCCTGATTCGTCAGGGCAAGCGGCGTTGTCGTGTCCGCGCTGTAACCGGCGTCGCCGAAAGCGTTGAGCAGCTTCTCCCAGAAGCTGATGTTCTCTTTCTTCTTCTGCGGCACAGGTTCAGAGATCGGTTCGGTGACAGGTTTCTGCTTGGCAGCAGTGCCTTGCGTCGCCGTCTGACCCCACACCTTATCCATTTTGTATTTTGAACCGCCGTAAGCCTTCTTGCCGTACTCTCTGTCAATTTTCTCCCGGCTGCTCTTTGCATACTGTTTCAGAAAGTCAGATGCCATGGTCAGTTACCTTTCCTTAGTTTGCGTTTCGGTAGGTATAAGTACCGTTGCCGTTGACGACCTCTTTCACCTTTCCAGAGTTCACGAGTACTTCCAGTTCACTTGGTGTCACGCGCCCATAGCCGCGCACCATCACCCAGCCGGGACCGTTCGCGTTCGTGATGTAGCTGTTTTCGTGGTAATCTACGGCGCTTTTTGGTTTGGTTTTCGGGTCTCTGGCCGAAGGGATCGCGTTGTCGTCACCACCGCCACCGCCGCTACCGCCGCTGCCCGCCCTGCGGTTTGATGCCGTGTAGCTCGCCGGATATGCGCCTGTGCGCTCGTAGTAGAGTTTCGGGTTCTGCGCACCCCACACTTTCTGCATCGCGTCGATCTGATCCTGCGAATAGCCGAGCGCCGCATAACCGCTGAAATCGCCGTACTTGGCGAGCGTCGCGGCCTGCTGTTCGAGGCGGCTGCGATCGTTTTCCGCAAGCGTCGTGTCCACACTAAGCTGCTTGACCGCGGTGTTGACGATGGAGTTATCCACACGCTGCGCCTCTGTATAGAGTGCCTTCGCGCGTGCCGCGTCGTTCTCGCTGATCGCCTGTGCGACCGCGTTCTGATATGCCGTCTTTACCTTCTGCCGCTGCGCCTCCAGATCGGACAGCGCGTCCGCCTCTGCGGACGATACTTTACCCATGGCTGCGTTCCTGCTGTTCTGCTGCGAGAGCGCGAGCTGGCTGCCCGCCCCGACATTGATACCGCTGCCCGCCAACTGTTCGTTCAGGTTTGCGCGGGAAATGTCCGCCTGCGTCGACACCTGCCGGCGCGCCTCGTTGTACGTCTGCGGGATCTTCGCGGCCTGTGCGTCATAGTCCGCCATGTTCTGGTCGTAGGCCGCTTTCAGTGCGTCGGTCTTTGCCTTCTGCTGTGCATCGTAGATCTTGTTGATGCTCTCGCTCTGGTCTTTTGCTTCCGGCAGGACGGTGCTGTTTCCGACGATCTTGAAGCCGCTGCCGTCCGCGCCGCCGCTGTAGCCGTACTTCTTGCGGATAAGCTCTGCCTGTTCGTGCGCCTCGTTCATGCCGCCCTGATTTCCGGCCTTCTGCGCGGCTTGCCACTGCTCACCGAGCGCGGCGATTTTCTGCTTGTCGGCGCTGTTTATGATTGCGTCATTGTATGCCATCGTGTCACCTCGTCACTTGATAGGGAAGAGGGGACACCGCCGCGCCCGGCAGCGTCCCCCGTGTCGATTCTTATTTGTGTTCCAGCAGCTGTAGCCGTGCTTCGTGGTCGTTGATCGTGTCCTCGCTGCGCTCGATCTTGTCCCACATCTCGTTGTGCTCCTTGGCGTTCCCGGCGTCCATGCGGTCAATGCGCGCCGTCAATGCCACGACTGCGTCCGTGTTCCGCTGGATGATGGTGCTCATGCGCCAGCACGCGCCGATCAGCGTCAGCACAAACGCCGCCGCCGAGATGATGTCCGCAAGCGATGCTGCCATCCTCAGCCCTCTTTCCTCGGCTTTTCATAGCTCAGTGCGCGTGCGCTGTCGCCGACACCCGCGGTCGTCGGGTCGACCACGATGCCGAGCAGACACAGGATGTTGATAACCATGCTGATAATCGTCGTCACCTGATCCTGCGCCACACGCGGCACGATGCCGCACACGCCGAGCACCTGATACACCAGCGCCACCAGTGCCATGACGAGCGCGGTCAGCGTTGCCTTGTTCTGTAATCTGAGTTTCCAGTTAATTTTCATATGTATTCCTCCTTTACTTTTCATCGACCATGCGCTGGCACACGATCATCGTGCGCAGCATGTCCAGCGACAAATCCAGCTTGCCGTGCTCATCGCCCAGCAGCGCGCCGCGATCAATCAGCTTCTGCGTTTCTTCCTGTGCCCACTCGGGCAGTTCGTTGACGCTGTTGTATCTGGTTGCCATGTCTTCATCCTCCTCGACTGTATTTTCTTCCGGCGCAAGCGAAGCCTTGAATGCGTCCCACTGCGCTGGGTCATCCACCCACGGCATGGGGCAGCGCTTGCCCGTCACGTCGTAGTGCCGCAGCACGTGGTCGGTGTCGATGCCATAGCGCTGCATGATCTCCCGCGCCAGCGCCGCGGCGTTTGCCACGGTCTCCGGCTTGATGTAGTAGCTGCCGTCGGCGCGCTTGCGGCTGCACATCTCGATGCCGATGCTGTTGGCATTGCGGCACTCGGGGTGCCAGTACGCCCGCGCGCCGCAGTGCCACGCCGTGTCGCCCTCGCGCACGGACTGCATCGCGCCGTGCTCGTCCACGAAATAGTGTGCGCTTGCCTGCAGGCCGCCCACGCGGTGGTAGTAGTCGCAGTTGTTGCGCGCGGTGTCGCCGTTGTTTGCCGTGTAGTGCATCACGATGTACCGCACCGGCTGCGTGCGCCCGGCGCGGTAATTTGACGGATCGCAAGAAACAAATTCCATCAGCTGTTACCTCCTTCATCTCTGCATCTCATCAATCCGATGCTGTAGGGCATCCTGTAAAATCAACAAGAGGCTCTTTTGAGACTTATATGATTTCTTCGTTTGTAGTAACAATTACATTTTCCAGCGTGTCGTAGAGCACGATTGAAAAATAGGCTGCGCCATTTGAGCTGGTAAACTCAAAATCGGCAACTCCATTGGCAGCATTAAAGTTTATAACAGGCCCTGCTTGGCCTTTTTCGATATTGGCCAAAGATGTATATCCGACTTTGACTTGGGTTCGGTCAGACTTGAAAAACTTGATAGATTGATATGATATATCAGTGTTCCCTTTCCATCGAACACGCACGACATCACCCTTTTTGACCGGGAGCAAGCCCGTGATATTCGTCCCTGAGTGTGCAACAGGTGCACCGCTGCTGCTATTGTATCGCATATTTTTATACATAGGCGTATGCCCGATGACGTTTCCATCCATGTCAATCGCGGCATCAAGCAGGTTTGTATATGCTGGGGCTTGGGCTACAGCGGTTGCCGTGATAACAATATCGCCGATCACCTCTGGAATAGCTATGACCCCATCTTTGTAAAATGTGGACACGTCCTCACCTCCCATCATGATTTTTACATTACTGACTTCGCACCCCGTGTCGGCAGTTATCGCAGTACAATAAGACTGCCCGTCAATGACATACACTCGTGGGTTGCTACTTGTGCATTTTGTCAAAGCGACCCGTACAGCTCGCCTCAGCACGTCCGTGCTGCCACGCAATACAGCAGCAGTCACGTCCTTCCCGCCCATCGTCACTTTGATGGATTCAATCAATTTGCCGTTCGTGGGAGTGATGCTTGCTACGAACGGCTGGTACTGCTGCACAGATGCCGCTCCGTTGCTGACTGTGACATCAGTGAGTGTTTTTGTGATGCTGTACGTTGCGATATCTGCCGTCACTGTCTCCGGCGTCCCGTCGATCATAGCTGCTCGGAAAGCGTTGATTTTTTCGATTGTAATGCCGCACGACACCATAAAATTAACCACCTTATCGCGGAAGGTCGCACCAGGATAGGCATTCAAGTAGTTAATCTCGCGCGTCCACGGCGTTTCGTTCCTGCGACGGGCTTCCGCATCTGTGCTGACGCCAGAATTAAAACTCGAGAGTTCGTAATCCTTATCACAGTCGGATTGTGATACCCCAAGTATCGCTTCGCACAGCAGAGCGACCACGCCCGTTCGATCTGCGCCCGCAGAGCAGTGGAAGTATGTCGGCTTGTTTGCGATGACATAATCGAAGAGCGGGTCGAAGATCGCCTTGATATTCCCGCTTGACTTCTGATACGCAAGGTCGTTCCATGTCATATCAACCCACAGCATATCTACGGTCGGTCCAAAGCCACTTTCTGTCCTGCCGTTCAGTTCAGACGCAAAACGCAGGTCAATTTCCTTGAGGATTCCGAGCATATCAATCGCCTGTTGTCTGCCGTCATCGGTCAGATATCCATACATCTCGCCGCCCCTGAAGAGCAGCCCGTACTTTACCCTGCCACCATCGCAATCCCAGCCTCCAAGATCGCGCACGTTGCCCACGTTCAGCAAATGAATCATGCGGCACGCTCCGGTCGGTTTAATGACGCCCTGCTGGATAACTTTTCCGTCAACAAGCAGCACAAAAGTTGATATCGAGCCCGGTGTGCAGTTATAGATTGTGATTGCTCCTGCGCTGACCGGCTGCGAAACACTGTTACCTGTGTACCCGTCCACGATTGTCAGCGTTCCGGCGGACTTCATCACAATGTCTACGCCAACAGGTCGGTTTGCGCTCACTGTCGTCACATATTCGGGTATCTGCGAGACAGCGTAGTCCGAGGGGTCGTAAGTGACGTTTTTCAGATACCTGTCTACCTCTGCGCGGCACTGGTCAAATGTGTACACTTCGGTTTCCACTCCGGTGTTCAAGCGCCTCACAGCATCGCCCATCTCCGCGACTTTGTATTTCGTTGCAGTGCCGTTTTTCGCGCGGATGGCGGCGGCGATGTCCTGTACGGCGGTTTCTTCGTAGAGCTTTTTCATCTCAGTAGCTCACCTCCGTGCCATCAGGCAGGGCGGCTATGACGCTGTTGACAATCTCCTGCTTATCAGCTGCCGTCCAATAGTCCGTGCCTCTGACAGGGGTCTTGCCGGGTGCGCCGGGTTCGCCTTTTTCGCCCGGATCGCCCTTGCCCCCGCGGAACGCACCGGAGTCCTTTGCCGCCTGCAGCGCCGTGTTCACGGCCGGGCCGAGCGCGGCGGGGGAGACCTTCGCGTCCCACGCGGCGGCCCGCGCGGCCGTGATGCCGTCGAGCACGCCCTTGTTTTCGTGCATGTGCCGGGCGGCGCTGTTGGCGGCGATCTGCGCCGCCGCGCCGGGGGTCGCGGCCGCGGTACCGTTCGTGCGCTGATACCACTTGGCGTACTCGTCGAGCGCCGCGTTAAAGAGCATCATGCTGTCGGCGTAGTGCGCCGTCTCGTGCGCGGCGTAGTCGCACATGGCGATGACGTAGTACACGTACAGCCGGTCGAACGGCGCGGGCACGAGCAGCACGGTGCTGCGCGCGGTGTCCGCGTCATAGGTGATGCACGCCTCGGGCGCAGTGCCGAGGATGCGCGTCTGGATCATGCTCTCGCATTCGTTGAGCCACAGCAGCTTTGCCGCGTCGTCCCATGCGTTGGGGCAGATCGTGTCGATGCGCGTGAGCGCCTGCTGAAGCGTCGCCATGGTCAGAGCCCCAGCGCACCGCTCTCGGCGGCAAAGCGGGCGGTCTCGCGCTCGATGAGCGCGCCGGTGCGCGCGTCCTGCGCCTCACCCTGGGCGAGCACGAGCGCGAAGCGGCGCGGGATGATCACGTCCTCGCCGCGCGGGATGCGCACGGTCTCGCCGTTGACGGTCACGACCTTGTCCTCCTTGTAGCTGCCATTGTCGCGGAACAGACGCACGGTCACGGGTTCGCTCAGCCAGGCCTCAGCGGCGGCGCGGTCGGTCTTTTTTCTGGTTGCCATAGTTGTTTCCTCCTTGTTGTAGGTGCGCCTCCCGCCGCGCGGGCGGGAGGCATGGGGTGGATTTCTTTACTCGGTGTAGGTGCTGCAGGTCTCGATGCGGCGGATGGCGCTGTCGTCGAGACGCACGGCGACCTTCGTGGCCTTCCAGCCGACGCTTGCGCGCTGGTTGAGCGGGTCGCCCGTGCCGGCAGAGCCGAGCTGCTTGACGATGTGCTCCAGACCGCCGCCGGTGATCTCGGTCGTGCCGTAGCCGTCGGCGCCGAGCACGAGCGTGACGTACACGTCGCGGCCCTGCGCGCCGGCCTCGCCGGGGTAGATGATGGCGTTGTCCTCGGCCGTGACGGCGGCGTCGACGGTCATGGAGCTTGCGGTGTTGGCCGTGACGGTCACGCACGCATTGCCGATGAGTACCTGGCGGCCGACGAGTGCGCCGGCCTGGACCGTGCCGCCGTCGAACGGGAAGGTGGTCTTGCCGCTCACCGCGCCGGCCGTGAGCAGGGTGCGGCTGTCGCCGGCAAGATCGGCCGCGTGGAAGATCTTTGCCTCCGTGCTCTCGACGAAGCGGCAGCCCTCGATCTTGCCGATCTCGCCCTCGTACATGTGCTCGGTGTCGACGTACTGGTGGGGGGCGAGCCACTTCGGGTCGTTCATGAGGTCATAGGCCACGTCGGGGTGGATGATGACCGGGAACGCGCCGTCGATGCGGCGGCAGTTGGCATTTTTGAGCGCGCGCACGGCGCGGCGGATGCAGTCGACGGTCAGGTAGTTGTTGTCGGCGGCGCTGGCGTTGCCGCCCTGCAGCAGGTAGCGCGCGGACACGGACTCGTCGGCATACTGCACGTTGTCGCCGCCGACGAGCACCTCGCGGGTGATCGTGTCGAGCGTGCGGCCGGCCTGCGCGCCGAGCAGCTTCGTGGCCATGGTGAGGTTGTTGTCGATGGCGGTCAGCAGCAGCAGGTCGCTCATCTGGATGTAGCCGCCGTACTGGCGCACGGCCGCCTCGACGGTGGTCATGCTCAGGCTCTGGCCGTCGGGGGTCACGCCCTCGGTCAGGGCGGTCAGCGCCTTGCCGAGCGGGGCGAAGCGGCGGAACTGGATCGTCTTGCCGCCGTTTGCGGGGATGGGGTGCTTCTGCGCGAACTGGTCGTGCACGAGCTCGGGCTCGGCCGCGTCGATGAGGTAGTCCGAGTAGAACGTCTTCATCTCCTCGGTCAGGCTCTGCTGGGTGGTCACCTGCGTGTTTGCGTCAAACAGGCGCAGGTCCATGCGGATGTTTTCCATACTCATGTCTCCTTTTTTCTCTGCTGTCCGCTTCCGGGGACAGCGCCGGGGCAGCGCCCGGCCGCTGCGCTGCCGTTGGGTTTTGTCTCCTGCGCGGGGACGCGGCCGGTGTCCTCCGCAACGTGGCCGGGGTAGGCCGCGGCGAGCTGCCGCAGGCCCGTCACGGCCACGGTAAACGCCGCGCGCACATCGGCCCGGTCGTTCGCTGCGATGGCTGCGTGCCCGGCGCAGAGCGTGCGCTGCACGCCCTGCGCGCCCAGCGCATCGAGCGCGCCTGCCAGCGCGCACACGAGCGCCGACGCCCCGGCGCACACGATGTCTCTGCCCGGGCAGAAGTCCGCGTGGCCGTCCGCGCGCAGCACGCACCGCCCGTCCCGGCGGATGTACGCGAAGCGGGTCACAGGCTCAGCTTCACGCGCTCGCCGCGCTCTGCGCGCGCGGCGAGCGCTGCGCGGTCGGCGCGGCTCATGCGCGACACGTCCGGCCG